CTGACATTAGAAACAATGCCTTGATTTGCTAAATTGTTTGCTTCATTGTTAAGACAAAGGAAAGTAACCTTCAACTCATCATCATATGCAATACAATTTTGATTAGAAGGATCATCATCACCATCAAATGCATCATATACACTTCCGGCTTTCCATACCTTTTTACCAAAACAACCAAAAACGCCGGTCCCCTTATCATTGCGGACCAATCGTTTAAAAAATACAGAAGTTGACAAGAATTCATTGTCACTGTTTAATCCTTGGTTTGTGAGAGATGTATTGTTGTTCAGAGATAAAAATGTCTCTTTTCCAAATACAAGATCTTTTATAGCAGTGACAACTCTTTCGTATTTGTTGCCTGCTGTATCAAGTTGTTTTGCTCTACCTCTTAGACTGACATTACTCATTAAGCGTATCCTCCAACCGGACATGAATGATTATCTTCTCTACCATTATTGGGTGATGTTCCACCTGACGGTGCAACAAGATAGGAAAAGTCTAGTATATCTATTAAACCAAAACTCGTACCGGCAACGATTCCTTCTGCCCATGAGGGGAACGCATATGTTGTCATATTTGTGTATGTGTTTCCAGTCGCACCACCCGTAATTCCATGGGCTGTGGATCCGGAACAACCGGCGGTTGCTGCAATATCTAGCGTATCCCCAATTGTGTATGGGAAATAATTTCCTAATATAGAAACTTCCTGCCCGGATGAACCAATAATGCCATCATAAAATCCCTGACCTGGTCCCAGAATTTGTGCCGGGGGTCTTACGGGCACAGCAGTAAGAAACATATCACCGCTGCTTCCCGCAGTACCACCACCCTGAAGGTATGATACTGTCGTATCTATGTTTGTAAATGTAGGCTGTATGTTGAGTTTCATTCCTACTGGGTGTAGGAGTTTTAGATAAGAATCCAAATAATCGTTTGTACTGATGGGATTATTATCTTGGAATGTAATTTCTAGTGTATATTCACCCTGTCCATCATCAACACTGACTGACTGCGCTCCCAAAAGGGTAATGAAAAAATATGCAAGGGATACATCTGTTCCCTTGAAATTGTAGAATTTCGTTTTTACTCCACGTAAAAAGTCTCTTATATTTTCATTTGTAATAAAAGGTTTTGCAGAATCTTCCGTAACACTATTTACAATCTGATTGTTTTGATTGAAGAATAAAATTTCCTTTGGATCTTCTGCAAGTTCTTTGTAACCGGGAGCGTACAAATCTAAGAAATAAAATATCAATTCATCTGGACATTCATCAATGTCTTTGACTCTATCAAATCTATCGTCCAAAATGTATTCACTGCCGTATTCACCATAAAGCCAATCATAGTATTTCTGTAAAAATGTAACGAGCTTTGCATTTATACCAGAATCATCATGTCGTTCCCTTAACCAAAGCTGAAGCTGTGATTTAACATCAATATAATCTGTTGATACAACTTCTTTTAGTTCTTGTACTAACTGTTCTGTATCAAATGATCCAGATTTATACGACGGAAATCGTATAAAAATGTCTTCCTGTATTGAAACAATTGGTCGACCTTTGGGATCTAGAAACAGTGATGTTAATTCTAACATTAGCTTAGAGTTCCAATAACTTCATCTTTAATTTTAATTATTCCGGAATCAACATTATAGTCTGCACTTATTCCAGAGAAAGAAAATGCTCCTAATTTATCTTTGTCAAAATTGAGGAGTCCTGAATTTAGATCGATAACACCAGAATAAGTAGTTCCCGATGAGGCTGCTGCAAATTCACCAGAATCATTTAATGTCATTCTTGTAGATGTTCCATTTATGGTTGCGGTAGCACTTAGAGTACCACCACCAGCAGTTCCACCTAGCGCATTCTTTAGATCAAAGTTGTATTGACTTCCATTGAAATTGTTTATCTCTGCAAATGCGCTAGAGAAACTTCCATCCGTACCAGAAACTCTTCCTATATCAGATGCCTTTACTGTAACATTGAATGATTTTGATGAACCATTTCTAAAATAAAGCTGATTAAAAGCATTACTTGCTTCTGTATTTCTAAATCCAAACCGTATACCAACTTCTGTGGGTGGATTATACGCAAACGAAAGTCCTGCCACAACCTTATTTTTGATATTATTAACTACATCAATAGCAACACTATTAGACGAACCAATAATTGCTCTGTCAGATTCTCTCATCAAACTAATGTACGATATACCATTAGATCTATTTCCTGTGTCAGATCCACCATAAACAGATATATTGTATTCTGGATCCACTGTGCTTATATCAGTAAATAGCTGTGCAATTGCATTGATATAATCATCCTTCGATACAATTCTACCAGAAGAAGTAAACTCACGCGGAGCAAAGAATTTTATTGCATCGAGATCAGGGGAATTGTAACCATTTACCGCTTGAGCCAAAGTATTTGTTACCAAAACACCACCGACATTAGAAGAAAATTTATTCGAACCATTAGTTATTGCGCCGCTACTATTGACATAACTAACGAATACATCTTCACCTTTTTTGACACCTCTACCATTGATCTTTCCATCAGTATCTTTGTACCCACCAAAGAATATTGTATATCCATCATTTGATGTTTCTAAGAAATACACTTTACTATTTTCATCAATAGTGTTGTCAGTGTTTGTGACTCGTTTATACTGCGTCAATCCTGTATCAACTTCATTCACATAAACTCTCAACGTTCTAGGGTCGAGTGTTTTATTTTTTATCTCTATTTTCTGTTTTTCATAGTTAACTTTGACAGGATTTTTAATGACAACATTTTTTGCTTGATATACACTAATATCAACTACAGATCCCTGTTGCTGACCTTGGACCGTACCGGGAATCCATACCTCATTTGTTTGTGGATCTTCATCCTCTGCACCACCAGTGTAATAAAACGTATATTGTGTTCCATTCGGAGCAGTCGCATAGAAAGTCGATTCATATGGTTTTAGTTTAACTGAGGTTGTGCTATTTGTTGCAACTTTTAGTTGAGCAGAAGACGCAGCTCTATGGGAAATTGTGTAACCAAACGGCTTAACCAAGGAAATTAAACTATCTAATCTCTGAGCAGAATCCAAAAATGATTCGTTAATTAGCATGTTAGAATAGAATGCATAATACAGTGTGTTGTATGATAATAGGTCTACTATTGTAGAAACTATAGAACCATCAAAATCATAATCAAGATCTGATTGAGACTGAAGAAAATTCTTGATGCTAGATTTGATATCATCAAAGTTTAATTTTCCTAACTGTATAAATTTATCTGATGCCATTTTATCCGTTTCCTATTGTTAATCTAACACCATCTGATATATTGGATGTTTCTGTTATATTTGAATTGTTACCAAACGAAACCACATCATATAAAATTTCTACGATAACTGCATTATCACCAAGAGAATTGTATTCATCATCGACGATAATAAAATCACTAAATCTTACTCTAGGCTCAAACTTATTTATATTAGATTTAACTCTTTCTTTGATAGAAGAAAAAATAACCCCATCGTTATCTTTCAATTCGAAATATAGGTCTTGAAGTCCAACCCCAATATCTGAAGAAGAAAAGAATCTTTCTTTGGGTCGTGTTAGTAGTATATTTACTATTGATTGTCTAATTGATTGTAAATCTTTTTTGAGTGAAATGTCTCCAGTAATAGAATTTCTGGAAAAGTCCACATCTAGATCAGAAAATGTATAATCTTTATATACCATATATTATCCCCCCTCTGGATCTGGAATTCTATTATCTCGTATAAGAGTCAAAACCATCTTATAATTCTGAAGAGATGCTATCCTATGTTCAATTCGAGAAATTAACCATGAACCAGAATATTTTGCTCCAAGTGCAGTTCCATCATCAGGCAAAACAAGGAAATCGCCAATACTAACCTCTAAGTTACCCGGAATAATGCAATTTGCTGTCTGTGCTGCATATAAGTTTAATAGGGCATTTCGTATAATTGGAACTTTTTGATTCGTTTCCCAGAAAGTGGAATACGTCTTCGATGCTCTCAAATAACTATAAAAATCTTTTCCATGGCACGGACAATCAGTGCTCATTAAACTATCTGGATCTGATGTAATGCATCCGAGGTAAACGTCTCTGAGAGTTTCTCGTATCAAATCGCCTTCATTTGCAACACTTTCAGCCCATTCTATTTCCTGATTTGTCGGCTCTTGGAAAAGTGGGGCAGCGGCTCCTGTGCATGGACAATTACATAACGAATCTGTATCTGCACACGAACTATTATCGACAGGGCCTTTGATGTTCACACAATCAAAGGCATCATCTTTCATCAATATAGATTCTTGATCAGTGTTATATAAACGCTTCTTTCTACGATATTTAATATTTCTACCACTCATGTTATCGAACATCTCCCGTCATGATCGTTCTCAACAGAGAATACATACACAGTTTCACTTCCTTCTGATCTTGGTTGTGGTTTTGCTGGATCCAATATATTAGGTCTTGATTCTAAATCAACTCGGTCAACATCTACCTCTACACTCTCATCTTCTTCACCCACCGTATAATATTTAATATCATTTACTGATCCGCAGAATGGGGTTGGTAAATTTTTCGTACCAAATATACTATTTGTCAGATACATCAATTTTTGACT